TGTCTAAGGCATTCAAGTTCGATTAGAGATAAACCATCAGCTGTTTTGGTTTTAACGATGAATTAATCATAAAGATATGTTTCATTGCCAACTTTAACAGGATGTGGTAGTGCCTTAACACTGATACCACGTCTAGCCATGTACACTACGTGTTTCATACCTTCTATATTAAACCCATTCACATTGTTTCTTGATATGTTCGGTGTTAGGTTAACAAAGTGAGGGAAAGTCTCATTAGAGATGTTGTAAGTACGTGATGTGTTGTCAAACAAATTAGCTGTGTTTAAGTCTTTATCCGCAAGATAAGCATGCATCTGGCGGTCAGCAATCTCCACAATGTTAGTTAATGCTGGTTCAGATATATCTAAAGCTTGAAGACACGAGGGCCAAGTTTGCATTGGATAATCGGACAGTACTCCGAGAATCTCATTACCAGTCAAATAAGCTGGAGCTGATCCTGGATTAGTGCGCAAGACTCTGTCTATGGTGGAAGCCGGGCTACTAGCCATAGCATTCCTATAAGATAATCCGATAATTTTGTGCACATTCTTAACTCCTTCATCAGCCGTCAGATATGGTGAGTCGACTCCAATAGGCGTATTCGGCGCTAGATAGAAATTACAAAAGAAGGCTGGCCTTGGTGACCTCGACAGTTTACCATTAATGATGTCAGTCAGTATGTAGTCGGCTGTAGCCTCCTTCACTGAACGTTCTTCTAATGTCCCTAATATCTTATCATTTAAGTGACGCTCACAATATTCAGGCATCAGTTTCTTCAGACCGTTGGATATCTTAATACCTAGCCCATCCGGATCAATACCATTACGCCGTTTGAAGTGCTGCTTCCATATATCATGGAGAAAATCACCATTCTGTTCGTGCATCTGTTCAATAAATTGAGCTTTAGCTTTTCCAGTACTTAAACTTGCAACTAGCTTACTTAGTACTTTCCTTTCAGTGTCATCAATGGGAACGTACCTGCCCATTGAACGTATCTCTGGTGAAGTTAGAGCTATCTCCGGTGTACCATAGCAACATATCAATTTTGGCGTTGGTATGAAGACATAATTACCAGCCCTGACACCGTTTAATAATTTCAAATCGGCTGTGAATTGTCGCATGCAGGCATCAACGTCACCGTATCTTATCATCATAGTCATTGCCATATCATACAATATGTTTACTTGTTCAAGATATCCTAATCCAACGAAGCTATTCTTTTCAGATGTCAAACTGTCGAGAAAAACGTCCATGGCAAGGTATCCTTTATAAACCCAGATCTTAATGTGTTCAACCACGTTATTACCTACGACTGTGCGCTTAGGTGATAATTCCAGATGATTAGCGTCAGCTGCATCCTTTAGACACTCTACCATCAACCCAGCAATCTCCTGAGTCAACGGGCGACCGTCTTCTATTTTATATACCTCAACCGAGTCATCACCTACCTTGTTAGCAGTAACAAGACGTACTTTAGATAATCCCTGTTTTTCTGCACGTAAGTTATACATATTCAAAGCTATGGTGGAGTGAGCATCATTCGATGTAGTATTACGAACCTGCGTTGTAAGCTCACCGGATTTGACTCCGGCACTCTCACACACTAACCCTGCCATCTTGTACAATAGTGGTCGATCATATGAAGAAGCTGACACTTCTAACAAGTCTGCCATTGAAGCTGTGTCTAAACTCAGTGGAATCAATCCAGCATGTTGTCCAGTATATGCTTTCTGTTGTGACCTTACTCCGTCAGCGTGAGCCTTTGATATTTCACCCCACTGGCTGGTATCAAATTGACCAAAATCTTTGGCAACTGCGAAGAAAGAAGTATCCCAAGTTGTTGTGGCTGCCATTTCAGGTGCCATAACATCATGAGGTAACGCGCCATGATATGTTGTGCCGACACGACCTTGGGTAGTTAAAGCATGCATGTTTGACTCGCGAGCACTCATTAACCTAACTGTTGGTAACACTGTCACAAGTGAAGCAGCGTAAATAGACCCATAATTGGGTGTGATTATACGTTTGGCTCGTGTACCCTTAACTAACCGACTCCCAGCATTAACTACGATACTAAGATCACTTGGCTTGAATTGGCTGAAGTTCTGCGGATGCGTCATAATGTTGGCGTTCTTGCTTTTAAGTTTTGACTTTATCGGTCTCACAATACGATACACTCCCGGTGTCTGCGTTTTGAAGATATTTCTGTTGTCAACATCCTCATCTGTATATAATGAAGAAGTGGTTCTGAATTTACCTACAACGATGGCGTGTTCGTTTGTGCTACTGGCTGATGAGGTACCGCCTTTGAATAGCAGGTCCATCCTATTTACTTTAATCGCACCCTGAGGATACTTATTTAACCCCTCCTTCATATATGCAGCCATATTCTCACGTGTGCAGCTGATGAACGATGGGTCACATTTGGGATCCAATTCCTTAGTTCCGTTGAATTGCATGGCCATCGCTGTAGCAGAGTGAGATCCGGTATAACCGCAATACGATAGAGCAATGCGATTCAATTTTCCTTTAATCACATTCCTTTTAGTTATGTCAGCAGAAATCATCCTCCACGTTATGTCCGCAAGCATAGACAATCCTTCATCTTTTAATGAACTAACTGAATCTTTAACCATCTCATCATCAATGATATTGAAGCGTGGTCCTGATACACTTCTTGGAACTTGTTTGAGTCTAAAATTTGTTGAACTTATGTCAGATATCGACCACGACAATCCTTCACTTTTTGTCCTCGCAAATATGTGTTGATTGAGGTTTCCGAAATGCGATCTGTTTTTAAATGATAGATACACTGGATCTGGAATAATATACCTCAACCACTGCATCATTGCTGCTTCATCTTCATCATCAAAAGCAAACATATTACGTTTCCTAATGTGAGTAGCTACAGCTTCAAACCGTTTATGTGCTAACAATGACTTCGACGTCACTACGTTTGATCCTTTAAAGCTAAAGAAGTCTTCACAACCAATGAAGAAATTCAACCATTCTTTAACGGCTAGGTCGTTTGGATCCATGTGAATTGTTGCGTATCTGTACGGGTTACAGAAAAAGAAAGTAGGCGTCTCGTCGTTTATCCTCCTCAACATGTGTTTACGCATTGGGAATTGTGTGCTAACACCGTTAACGAGTACTTGAACAGAATCTGGAATACTTTCTATCTCCCAGCCGCGCAGTATGTCTGGATTACCAACTCCATTTTCATCTTTCAATAACATATACGTTTCACATTCCCTAATCACTGATATGTCAAGAAAATTATTCTCTTTTGTTGGATGTTTAACGTTATGTTCAAAAGCTGAATCATACTGTGGCAGTTGTGGCTGCTCAAACGTACCTCCTTTATTAATGTAATCCTGCAGAACTAGGGCATACGGCGTCCATTTACTGTCAAATTCAAGTAATCTTTTTAAACGTTCATCTGTAATGGTTTCACCGCTGCGGATAGGATCAAGGTGTGATACGTTGCTCCAATTGATAAGTGTTCCAAGTTTTACCCTTTTCCCGTCTAGCTCATGCTCTAGAATCATGTGAAAATACTTTTTATGCTCATCACTTCCAGTTTTGATTGTAGTCTCTGGTTTTCCAAAGAATATTTCAAGTTGGCTAAAATGATCTTCTTCGAATTTGTTTAAAAGTTCTACTTCTTGAGCTAATGATTTCTCAAATCTTTCTTGAATGTCCATTCCT